TTGACGGAAACTTTTTCTCGTCTAGGTAATCACCTTCAAGACTTGTAAAGTTAGTTATTTTTTTAGATGGCAAAAACAAAGATGGAGCATACTCAACCTTTGTCTTTATTTTCTTGCCGTTTTGAATGCCACGATAGAGTATGTTACCGCCGATACTCTGAACATTAGTATAGAATGAACTCATTAACCTGTAATTAGTGTTTTGGTTGGTGGAACAACAATACCAGAACCAAAGATTGAGTTATAGTTATTAACAAAATCTTGTGCTGGAACATAGGAGTATACTACACTTTTCTTATTGATGGCAAGCGTGGTACCAGTCTTTTGTTCAGCATGAAGTGGAAAAGGTGCAAAGCCGACATTTGGCTGGCCAGTCTTAGGATCACGAACAATTGCAATGCCAACTGGATTTTCAATAACAAATTCCGTTTCAGATTCAGACTCAATTTCACCTAAAATTTCTTCTCCGGTAATGAGTTTCATAGCCAATATTTTCATATTTTACCTTTTCTTTAGTGTTTTCTTATAAATAAGTATGTAGTTGAAGTGAAATTATATCTGATTTATCTCTCCATGTCAACCTGACATTCGGTATTCTTTATTATCCCCCTTTAAAAAAATCTAACAGAGGATGGTAGAGGACAACCTTTATCAAAAATAAATGTTTAAAAGTAAGATAACTGCAATTATAACAGTAATGTTGATTGCTGGCAATAGTTTTGCTGATCCTATTGTGACAGATTCCACAACCAGAAGCACCAGTGATTCCACATCTAATAGTACCACAACAATTAAATCTCCACCTCCAACAGCGGTAGCTCCAAACATTACATCCATTAATAATGACCTTTGTGCCGTAGGTGTTTCTGGTGCAGCTCAAACACAGATTCTTGGTATCGCTATTGGTTCCACTTTTGTGGATAAAAATTGTGAACGCTTAAAACTTTCCAAAACTCTCCATGATATGGGTATGAAAGTGGCTGCTGTGGCTACTCTTTGCCAAGATGAACGAGTATTTACTGCCATGATGAATGCTGGTACTCCATGTCCAGTTGATGGTAAAATTGGTAACGAAGCAAAAGCAATTTGGGAAGCAGATCCAGAACGCAAACCACAAAAAATCAAGAGTAAAGATTAATGAAAAAAATATTAGCAACACTACTATTTGTGGTGTGTGCTTTCTGTCAAGCACAAATTGTTACCATACCAATTCCTGGTGCTCCAGGTCTTTCTGTAACTGTTGGTACAGGTATCAACGCTTTACCTTTGCAAGACATACGCACTAATCCAAATGCTGTAAACATCACCACATCAGATGATTGGTACACACAAGTTCCATTAGGCTTTACATTTCCAATGTATGGTCAAAACTTTACTAACTCGTGGGCAGCAACAAATGGTTTCGTAACATTTCAGGATCCACAAGTATCAGGTCTATGGGGCGGTTGTTGTTCTGGTATTGATTTAAGAAATACCACCGATCCACGATATAATTATACCATTTATGGTATGCATACTGATTTGTATTCTTGGAACGGACAAAATCAATATTATCTCCGTGAAGGCAACTCAATGACTTATGGTTGGTATGATTTAAGTCAATGTTGTTCTTCACAAGGCGGCAATAGTTTTGAAATTAAAATCAATTCATCAGGACTTATAGATACTCGCATTGCTGGTGCTATGGTCAGTTACAACTCAGTAACATCAGGATTTTCTGGTAATTTGGCCAATGGTGAATACTATCAACATTATCATGGACAAGGATTAAACATTACACCTGGTTCTTCCGCTATCTTTAGTTGGCAGGCTCTAGGTGGAACAGGTCAAGGTGTTGACCAATGCACAATTAATCCATTATACAATTCATCTTGTCCTGGTTATGCAGAAGCATACAGAACTCAACAATGTAGTATTAGTGCTTTGTATGACCCTTCTTGTCCTGGTTATCAACAAGCATACTTTGACCAACAATGTAGTTTGAATTCATTGTATAATCAATCTTGTCCAGGTTATCAACAGGCATATTTTTCACAACAATGTACCGCTAATCCATTATATAATTCTAATTGTCCTGGTTATGCAACGGCATATTTTAATCAACAATGTTCTTTGAGTGCATTGTATAGTCCAAATTGTCCTGGTTATGATGTAGCATATCAAGCATTTTTAAGAGCACAAGCTTGCCAAGCAAATCCACAATCTAGTCCAACTTGTTCTGGTTATGTGGTACCTGTAGTTTCTTCGCCAACTACGACCACAACCACTAGTTCAACATCTAGTAGCACACCACAATTAGTTTCGGATCCTGTTGTTAATCAAACAATTACAACCACATCAACATCTACGGCACCGACTGCACCAGCAGCGCCTGTGCAATTAACATCACCTTCATCTTCACAACAAACTACAACAGCATTAGTTGAATCGGTGCAAACTCAGTCTACCGCTTCAAGTAGTTCTAGTTCTTCGTCATCTAGTTCCACAACAACAAGTTCTACTTCTTCATCTACTACAACATCAGCACCAAGGCAAACAATGCAACAGGCAAGAGTAGAAGCTGCCAGAAAAGAAGCAATATCAAAAGGAACAGAAGCTGTCAAGGAAAGTGGTGAAGCAAAATCAATGAATGCTCAGGTGGCCACACAAGGTTTAGTTATTGCAGCCATGGGATTTAATCCATCTTTTGATGCTTATAATAGTGTCGTGATGAGAGATGTTTCTTTTTATAAACCATATACAATATATGGTAACCAAAAAACAATTGACAATCGGTCAGCTTCTCGTGGACTATTTGGTGCCACAGACCGATTACATAACGAAATGGTTAACTCACAATATCAATTAGGAAAATAAAATGCCAGAAGAAATAAAAGACGTTAATAAAAAAATAGATGAAGCAGAAGCAGCTGTTAAAAAATATGCCAGTAAAGATACTGTTATTAGTATCGGTGGTTACGAATTTACTCCTGCCAAACTTATGGTAGCATTTACAATTGTATCATCTACACTTGGTGCTCTATATGGTGCATTTGAAGTTTACAAATCATATCAAGATATGAAAACTAAAATTGAAAAGTATGTTGCACCAGATTTATCTGAGTTTGATAAGCGTTTAATAGTGGTAGAAGAAACATCGTCCAAAACAAATGATTATACTCGTGATATCAAGAATGACATCAAAAATGATATTCGTAAACTAGAAAAGATTGTTGAACAAGTTGAACGGGACAATAAACAATTATCTCGTGAGATTGACCAAGACATTCGTGTTTTACGCAAAGAAGTTGATAGTAAGATTCAAAAAGCAATGGACAATCCACTAGCAAAATAACATGATAACAGGCCTCGATATACCTCCAATTTGTCAAACAAAAGGTTGTGAGAGGCCTGCTCAAATATATTCTGCCAAGACTATGAATAGTAATGGTAAAAATCAATATTTAAAGACTTGCTGCCGCCACACTTGGAAAGACCTAAATAAGTAATGGCAATAATTCATCCAATAGATTTTTGGGTATATCTTATACTCAACTGTTGGTTTTTTCCACACACACTTCTAAAACACACAAATGAACGAATTAATTTATGTCCTAGTGACAACGCACATCACAATCATCGCAGTAACTCTATATCTACATCGTAGTCAAACTCACTTATCTGTTACATTTCATCCTGCAGTAAACCACTTCTTTCGTTTTTGGTTATGGCTAACTACAGGTATGGTTACAAAACAATGGGTAGCCATTCATCGTAAACATCATGGTATGACTGACCAAAAAGGTGATCCACATTCACCTCAATTATTTGGTATATGGAAAGTTTTATTTGGTGGCGCTCTGTTATACAATACAGCATCCAAAGATACTCTGATGGTCAATGCGTTTGGTAGAGGAACACCAGATGATTGGTTGGAGAAAAATGTATATAGCAAACATTCCCGTCTAGGAATTACTTTGTTATTACTAATTAATTTACTTTGTTTTTCGTGGTGGGGATTACTGACTTGGGGAATTCAAATGCTTTGGATTCCGTTTTGGGCTGCTGGTGTAGTCAATGGAATTGGTCACTATTGGGGGTATAGAAATGTCGAAACAAGAGAGTCATCTAGAAATATTTTCCCTATTGGTCTTATTATTGGTGGCGAAGAGCTTCATAATAATCACCATGGCGATCCTGCTTCTGCCAAACTTAGTAGTAAATGGTTTGAAATAGATGCAGGTTGGTTTTACATTAAATCATTACAAAAACTTAAACTAGCTAAACTAAGCGTTAAATGAAGAACCACAACCACAAGTTGATTTAGCATTTGGATTAGTAATTACAAATTGTGAATTGAATTTTTCTTCTTTGTAATCTAAAGTTGCACCTTGAAGGTATTGAGAAGATATTACATCAACTATTATTTTAATACCTTCATTTTCAATGATGAAATCATCTTCTGCAATTTCTTCTTCAAATGTAAACCCGTATTGATAACCAGAACAACCACCACCTTGAACAAACATTCTTAATGCACCATTAGGTAGATTTTCTTCTACCAACAAATCACGGACTTTGTTTATCGCATTACTTGTTACTTGAATCATTTAACTTTTCTATTCGTCTAAATTCTTCATCTTCAGCGATTGCATCATCAATATCTTTTGGTTCTGGTGGTTCAGCACCAGTGCATGAACCTCCATTACTAAACCATAACTCCATGGCTTGTTGACGATACTTCTCTAAATCGGATGTCATCTGCCTCTACCTGCCTTTCGCATTACAGTCATCTTAGGAACAAATGTTTGTTTTGGTTTTGGCGTAGATGGAGTTTTTGCTTTAGGTAATGTTACTGCTGGCTTTTTTGGTTCAGTCATAATATCTCCTTGTTGGTTGCGGGGGAAGGAATCGAACCTACGGCCCCTGGATTATGAGTCCAATGCTCTACCTC